ATCCAATTCCAAATGGTGTTTATACGTTACGGTTTAATGTGATTAAACGAACTGCAGATTTAGCTACAGATTCAGATACATTAACCATTCCTTCTCAACCTGTCATACATCTAGCATATGCTAAAGCAGTAGAGGAGCGTGGAGAAGACGGAGGTGTTGCAGGTATGTCAGCGTACAATACTGCACAACGGTTTATGTCAGACGCTATTGCACTTGATGCCGCTAAACATCCTGAAGAAACAATCTGGTATACCGTATGACCAAGCCCTTACAGAGTGCTAGTATTGCCGCACCGGGCTTCTTTGGATTAAACACCCAAGAGTCTGGTATTACGCTTGAGTCTGGCTTTGCACTACAAGCTACTAACTGCGTGATTGATAAGTTTGGACGCTTAGGTGCTCGTAAGGGATGGGCTTTCTTAGCGGAAGAAACTGGCGTAAATTTAAAAGGAATGCATCGTTTTATTGATATTACTGGCGATGAATACTTTGGTGTTTGGTCTGACGATAATCACTTTTATGTGTGGGAAGGAGGAGCAACCCTAACCGAAATTCTTTACACCGGTGTACAAAGTGACATTATTGATCACACTGCAGGAAAAGGAAATTGGCAAGCCGTTACGCTTAATGATTCGGCTTATTTATTTCAGGACGGATTTGAACCGATTTACTTTAATCCGACAACAAACAAGCTAGACGATGTTTCTCGCGCAGACAACACAGCTACAGTAACTATTACTCACTCAGGTACTGTAGCAACAGTAACACATACGACACATGGGTTGTCTACAGGAAATACAGTAACTATTTCTGGAGCAGATCAAGAAGAATACAACGGTATTTTTACCATTACTGTTTTAGATGCAGACAGTTATAAATATACCATGCAGAGTTCTCCGGGTGTTGACGCAACAGGTACAATTACTGCTCAGTGGAGTCAAGGTACGCCTCCTCAAGCAAACACAGCACTATCTGCTTATGGACGATTATGGGTTGCTGATACCTCTAGTAATACAACAACTATTTATTGGTCTGATCTTATAGACGGTACTGAGTGGGCCGCAGGAACAGCAGGTTACTTAGATATTTCAAGTATTCTTGTCAATGGTAATGATGAGATTATTGCATTAGGCGCACACAATGGTTTCTTGATTGTCTTCTGTAAGAACAACATTATTATCTTTGGTGACAGCGATACTGCTCAAACCTACCTTGACCCTACAACATTACAACTGGTAGAAGTGATCAGTGGTGTTGGATGTATTGCAAGAGACAGCTTACAAAACACAGGTACAGATATTTTATTCTTGTCTGACTCAGGCTTGATGTCGTTAGGTCGAGTCATCCAAGAGAAGTCAACACCGATGCGTGATCTGTCAAAGAACGTGCGTGATGATCTTGTACAGTTAATCGAGTCTGAGACACCTGCTAACATTAAGTCAGCTTACTCACCTACCAATGCATTCTACTTACTTGCATTCCCAACAACTAAGCAAGTATACTGTTTTGACATGAGGGGCCCATTACAAGACGGGTCTGCTCGTGTAACCATCTGGAACAACATGGAGTTTACTGACTGGCTTGGGTTTGATGGTGAAGTTTACATTACACACAACGATGGTCTTGCTAGCTACACTGGTTATCAAGACAACGGCAACTCCTATCGTATGGTGTATTTTACAAACTACTTTGACTTAGGCTCACCATCACAAACAAAGATACTCAAGCGTTTGTCTATAACCGTCATTGGAGCTACAGGACAGGACTTTGTTGTTAAGTCAGGGTTTGATTATAACGATCAATATAATTCATATGGGCTGACAGTTAAAACTGCTACCACTTATAATTACAATCTGGACAACTACGGTGTGACTGGTCATTCTGATACAGCTACTCAAGGTTCGACAACTGTAACTGTCCCAAGTAATGTACAAGGTGACGATGAGTTACATTACGTTCTTGATTTTAGTTTGACAAAAACAGAAGAGTATAGTGTTCCATTTCCTGTGTGGTTAGATTCTGATACATACTACTACACAACAAATACAGCGGAACTATCCATAACAAATATTACATCTGCTGATCCTGCTGTGGTTACTTCAACAGGCCATGGTTTAACAACTGGTGATAGTGTCTATATTTACGATGTTGTGGGATTGGAAGAGTATTCTGTCAGTCGTATAAACGGTAAGTCATTTACAGTCACAGTTGTTGATTCTGATACATTTGAGTTAGATGATTTTGATTCTAGCGGTCTCACAAGTTACACATCTGGCGGTAAACTTATTAAGACATTAGGTAGAACCTTAACCACATTGTATTTACAACCAAGCTCATTCACTTCAGAGTATGCAGGTGGCACATTGGTTGACACAGTCCGTGCGCCGGGATCAGGTAGTGGATCAGTATTACAATTAGGATTTGAAGCAGACCTTAACGGTGGTGCTTTGTCAATTCAAAAGATGGACGTCTATGTTAAACAAGGTAGGACAATCTAATGAGTTCATATACTAAATCAACAGACTTTGCCTCTAAGGATGCCTTGCTAACAGGTAATCCATTGAAGGTTGTCAAGGGTACAGAGATTGACGATGAGTTAAATGCAATTCAAACAGCAATCAATTCTAAGGCAGACTCTAATTCTCCTGCGCTAACAGGGACACCGACTACCCCGACAGCGGCGGCAAGTACAGATACTACTCAAGTTGCATCTACGGCTTTTGTGCAAGATGCTATTTTACAAACAGGTATTATTGGTACTACACAACTTGCAGATGATGCAGTAACAACTGCAAAGATTGCAGATGATGTAGCTCTTGGTGGTAATCCAACTACTACAACACAAGAAGTAGCTGATGATTCAACAAGAATTGCAACAACTGCTTTTGTACGTGACGCAATTAATGAATATGTTGATACAGGAACATTTAATGATGGTGTGTCCGGTTATTTAATTCTACCTAATGGTATGAAGATGGCTTGGGGACGCACAGCATCATTAAGTTTTAGTGGCGGCGCGTACTCTCAGGGATCAAGAGCCGAATCTTTAGAGAGTCTACCTGTGTCATTTAGTGCCGTATACCACGCTCAAGCAACAACATTAACGAGCAGTAACATCTATGCGGGTGTTGAATCATTAACTACATCACAAATACGAGTATGGGCAAGATGTCATCAAGATGTAGGTTCATATTCTGCATATATTTATTGGATGGTTATTGGCGAATAAGTGATTAAAACACCAGTAGCAATACAACCTGCATACACGATTTACTTTGAACGGTTTGCAGATAGAACTTGGACTCACGCAGATGTACACAAGTGGACCCCAAGTATTAAAAAAGAATTTGAACAAGTACATGGACTTTTACAGATGATGCACGGACAACCGTTTTTTTGTTTGACTGACAACCCCAAATTGGAGAAGTTCGTACAGTCTCTTGGTTATCAATATGTACAAACATTATCGTGTGATGATGGAATAGATAGACCTATGTGGAGATATACAAATGGGTAATATCGTAGGCGGTATCACTAACGCCTTATTTGGAAAAGGTGGTGCGGGTGTCGCCGGGGAAGCGGTGGCTCGTGCTCGTGAGTTAGGTAAAGATGCAGTCTTTAAACCTTTTACCGTTACAACTGCATCAGGCACAGCAGGCTATGGCGGAGATGGAGATTACTCATCAACCTTGTCTGCTCCTTATTCTGAAGTTTTAAGAAATGCACTTGCAGGTGCAACTGGAATGTTTGAGCAAGCGGCATCTTTTGATCCTAATGTACGAGCGGCTGAAATATTTAGAGAGCAGTCAGCTTTACTCCAACCTGAGTTTGCTAAACAAAGACAAAAATTACAATCAGATGTATTTGGCTCTGGCCGTCTAGGATTAAAACTTGCAGGCGAAGCAGTCGGAGCAGGAGAAGGTTCTGGAATGGTATCTCCAGATGCTTATGGTTTGATGCGTGCTCAATCGCAAACACTTGCTCAATTAGCACCAATGGCAAGACAGCAAGCTTATGGAGAACAAACAACTCTTGCGCAACTAGCGGCTAATATGTTGAACTCTGGTTTAAGTGTTAGTCAACTTGAACAGAACTTGGTTGGTCTTGGTATTAATGCTGAAACTGCAAGAGCAGCGGCGGCATATGCAAGCGGACAAATGCAACTTGATCCTTACAAAACACAAGCTTCAATGTTACAACAACAGCGTGGTCAAAACGCAGGCTTCTTTGGTTCAGTCATTGGAGGGGCTTTAGCAGGGGGTTTTAACCAACCGTCGGGTCAATTAGATTTTGGTTCATCGTACTCGGCGGCACTTCAGAACCCTAACTACTGGAAATGGCAAATGCCCGGTGGCGGATATAGTTATTAATAGGAATTAGTATGGCAAAATCACGCAATGAAGTATTAAGTTTATTCGGAGCCACTCCACAACAAATCATGGAAAAAGAACGCCGTGAGCAAGCAATGATGGTGTTGTCTCAACAAGATCCGTTTCAAAGAGCAGGCTCTGCTATTGGTGTTGGCCTTGCCAGATTGTTTGGAGGAAAATCTGCAAATGTATTAGAAGCAGAAAAGCTACAACAAACTAAACAAGGTCTTAATCTTACAACCGTAGAAGGTATGACTGAAGCGGCTAAACGTTTGCAAGCCGCAGGTTTTCAAGATCGTGCATTAGAACTCTTAGACATGGCAGATCGTAAAACCACAGCAGAACAAACTCGTGATTTAGCAGGTAGACAAATTGTTAATAAAACTGTTACCCGTACTGTTAATATTACTGATCAGTTTGGTGATACAAAACAAACAGCAGTTAGAATTCCAATCCCTCACATGTACGATATGAAAACAAGGATTTTAACGCCTATTTTTACGGAAGTAGAAATTCAAGCAGAAGCTGAGGCGGCGGCCCAAGTACCTCCTAGCGAGACTGACGGTACTTCAAAAGCTGAAACTCGTGTTATTACTAATATGCGGCGAGACTTAATAGATTTAAAACCGGGCGAAACGTATGAGCTACCATCAGGAAGATTTGTGCGCAAGTTACCTAATGGTCAACTTAGTCGTCCAATGACTCGTGATGAAATAAATAAAGAATCAGGAATTGATGAGCAGGCTAGTCCAGAAACTTTAGGCGGAGCATAGTATGGCTACAATTGAGGAAATTCTCAATGCTGAAATGCCACAGAATGTTGATGCAGGAATCACATCTCTTGTAAACGAAGAAGTAGATTTACTCAAAGAAGAGTCAGGGTTTACTCGTTGGGCAGGATATAGTGCGGGTTCATCTTTTATGGGACTTGCACAGACTCTTGAAGATCTAGGTCTTGGTATTGACTTTGATGAAGAAGAAGCTCTAAAGTATCGTGACCTTGCAGAAGTTGCAGGTGAAGATAATCCTATTGTTTCTCTTGCAGGTGGACTAGTTGGTTCAGTTGTAGACGTAGTAGGTGGTGGCTTTGCAGGAGTAGCACTCAAAGGACTTGGGCGTATTACTAGCGTATTGGGTGCGCAAGGATGGAATAATCTTGTAACTCAAGGCATGGCAGGCGGCGCAGTTGGTGGCTTCTTAGAACCTATTTTAACACAAGATGATAGTGTAGCTACAAACGTTGCTCTTGGCACAGGTTTAGGCGGTGTTTTAGGAGGAGCGGCATACGGTCTTCAAAGATTATTAACCCCTGCTCCTGCACCTGACGCACTAATCGGGTTACCTGCTCCAACTCAAAGGGCCGCATTACCTGCGCCTGAACAACCTACTGCGTTATTACCGTCACCTGAAGTTGCAACTCCTCGTATTCCATTCATGCCTGATGCAACTGGTAAACCTGCAACAGCAGGTGGTGTAGTACGCTTACCACAAGACGCATCTGTATTACCACTTGCTCGTACTAATCAAGCAGGTGAGACTACAATTCCGGGGCAACAACCATTAGGTCTCCCGCTTCTACGTCCAGTGCAACATACTAAGAATGATTCTATTGAAGCACTATCAGACGTTCGTCAAAAATTATTTACCATTATTGATGAAGCTCCTAGCAAACCTGCTGTCACTAAAGCTAAAGTAGAAGTTAAAAAAGGTAACGGTAGAATTGAAGCTTGGAAAGGACAAAAGCAAACAAAAGAAACTGTTGCTAAAATTAAAAAAGAAGAAAAAAGAATTGAACCTTTTAAAGAAACTTTACGTGCGCATGAAACAGTACAGCAAGCAAAGAAAGAATTGGTTCGTATTGACAATGGTAATGTATCACCAATCATTCTTGATCATGTAACTAACGTAGCTAAGAGTAAACCAAAACAACGTGAGCAAGTTGATGCAATTGTTCGTGAAGAAATTGGTCCAACACCTCCGCCGAATGTACGTTTGGCTAAAGAAATCTTAGGACGCAGAACTACAGGCGGTGATGCAGGAGCGGCTCAAGTTGATATTGGCCGTGCATTAGTTGATGAAGCAGAAGTTAATGCTATTCCTTCTCGTAGTACGCAAGCAAAAGATGCTCAAGGATTTGTGCCGGGGCAAGGCGGACGTGATTTTACAACTGCAGAATTGCGCCGTAGAAAAATGTATCAAAACGCAGAAGATGTAGGTAGACAACATTTCTTTACGCCTGATGACTTGCTTGACAAAGATTATAATTTTGCAAATGCGCAAGAAGCCGCTCGTGTATTGCAAGCAGATGTTGAGCAAGCAATCACAGAAGGTAACTTTAAAGATGCAGGTGATTGGATAATTAAAACATTCCAAGGAAGGGATACTAAAACATTAACTCCAGTAGAACAACTTGTAGCATCACGAGTATTTGCAATTGCATCTGATAATTTAAACAAGCTTATGCCTATGTTTAGAAAACTGTCTAAAGAAGTCAACGGGTTTAATGGGCCTGAAGCAGTTCGACTTGCAGATGATTTACAAACAACAAAAGAATTAATGACACTAATGCGTACACTGGAGAGAGTGGATGAAGCTTCTCGCCGTAACATTTCTAATGCGCTGAAAAACTATAAACTAGCAAATAAGTTCCAGAAAAAACATCAGCGTGAATTAATGGAAGGTAAGATTATTACAGATTTATTCTTTGGAGTAACTTGTGGCAAGTAAAGGTACAGGAAAAGGAAGCGTTGATTGTCAAGATGCATTGGCTCGTTTTGCACATGCGCTAGATCCAACAGCATTTACAAAAGATCAGCTTGATGTAGCTGTTGCGCAAGCATTAAAAGAAGTCGGCAAGCCTAAACGTATGTGGGACTATGCAGTTGAGTTTCAAATTAATTCATTGCTATCAGGACTAGGTACACCAATCGCAAACGTTGCATCTGTTATATACAAGCAAGTCACTAATCCTTTAATTGATGCAGTGGAAGCATTAAATCCAAAATCATCTAAAGCTTTTAGAGATATTGTATCCGCAATAGATCAAGCTCGACAAGGTTTTGGTTCTGATTTAGTTTATTTTAAATCTGGATGGACTACAGGTTACCCGCTTGATATTGTTACAGGCATTCGTGATGCGGCACGCAAGATGGGTATTACAGAAAAAGATGCACGCAAAGCGTTAACAAATTCTATTATTGAACAGCGTGTGCGTATAGCATTGCAACGTGACCCATCATTAGATGAGCAAGCATTGACTAAATCTTTTCAAACTAATTACAAACCAACAGATGCGGAGATTGAAAAGTTTTTACAAGAGTCATACGACTATGTAAGAGGAACAATTCCTGGGCCTGCAGGTGAAGTAATTCGTTGGCCTACTAAGTTGTCTGTAGCTATTGATGAATACGGTAAGGCTAGATTCCGTCGATACAAAATTGGAATGATGGCTTCTCAAAAAGCTAGAGCAGATGCCGCCCGTGGTAAAGGTGATTATAAAACTTTACGTGACAAGTACACACGTCAATCAATGGAGCATATTACTGTTGATGACAAAGGTAACTTGACATGGCCTGAGTTAGCAGAAACGGTTAAGAAAAACTTTGGCAGACTACAAGAAGATGTCAATACTACGTTCGTAAAAACAGCACAATTCAATCCATATGAGACGGTAAAAGAATATGCACTGCGAGAAATGTTTCAACAAAAATTAACTGGTTTGCCTAAAGGCGTAGCTGATTTCCGCAACAAGCATCCATCTGTTTCATTGTTCATTCCTTTCTTAAAGACTCCTTGGAATATTACTAAAGAAGGTTTTTCTTACGTGCCTGTTATTCCACAGGTAATGAAAAAATATATGCAAGGTAATGTTGATGATGCAATACCCGGCGCGTACTATGAAATTAGTTATGAGGAGATGGCGGCTCGCCAGATCTTAGGTGTTGGTGCTTTTGCTACAGTTATGGGGTTAGTAGAAGAAGGCAGGATAACAGGTAAGCCGCGTGATGCACAAGAAGCTCAAGCATGGAAAGACGCAGGGATTCCTCAAGCTTCTGTTAGGTTAGGCGACACATGGATCTCTTATGATCGTATTGAACCACTTGCAACAGTGCTTGGTCTGTCTTCAGAAATGGCTCGTACATGGGATGAGATAGGTAATCTACCAGAAGTAGATCAGAAGTGGGAGATATGGGGAGAAGAGATAGGTAAAGGAACTATGTTTGCTTTAAAGGCGAACATTATGCAGAAGTCTTTTATTGAAGGGTTTAATGATTTTGTAAACACTGCATACAACAATGGAGATGTAGGTTTTGCAACTGGTGTTACAGCTATTAGTAGACAATTTACTCCTGCGTTTATAAACCAAGCGGCACGAATCTCAGATCCTTATGAAAGACAAGCAAGCTCACCTATCGAAAAGATTATGCAGAGGATACCGGGGTTACGTCAGCAACTACCTCCTGAATATGGATTGATTGGTGAACCACGAGAAACAAATAAGATACAAGCATTAACATCTTTTAACATCCAAACAGCAGACCAAACTCCTCTTGAAAGATACATCTACGATTTGGGTGTAACTAAAATGAGAGAAGATAAAAGTCTTAAAGGGGTTGATTTAAATAATGAACAGCTTGCAATTCTCCGTAAAATGAGTAGTGAGTTTATTACCCCAAGGCTTGAGAGGTATGTAGCATCTGAAAGCTTCCGCAATTTACCTGATGCTCGTAAAAAAATAAAATTAGAAAAACAAATTGATAGATTAAAGTCTGCACCTCGTCAAAGATTTTATTCATACTTACGCAGAACAGATCCGGTTATGGCTAAGAAGTTTCGCGTAGAGGTCTTAAGAAAACAAGGACGATTAGATAAGGTTAACGCCGTTAACCAATAAAAAAGCCCCCTTGCGGGGGCAATCCACTGGAGGGTGGTTTAGTCTTCAAGGATGCTGTATACATCCCCGATCATAATCTTAAAGAATGGTATGTTAATAATAAATCCATCAAAGAAGTAGACTTCAGCATCATCAATAGTTTGATCTTTTCCAAACCCTAACACTGGTTGCGATTCTACTGTTTCTGCTGACAATCCGAATACATTGTGAAACCTAGCAGTTACCATCCCCAATCTTCTCCATTCAATCCGTGCGCGTTGTAGTCTGTGACTCTTTTCTCAAAGAAGTTAGAAATAGAACTACCTCCCAACAATTCCTCCATCCACGGTAAAGGGTTCTCCTTAACCTTCCAGTTTGTCTTGAGACCAAGTTGGAGTAGACGTCTGTCTGCGAGATAGCGAATGTACTGCTTGACATCTGCCGCCGACAAACCTTCCAAGTCACCCATCTCATATGCAAGATCAATAACCTTGTCTTCCAACTTGACTGCAGTCCTAAACATTTCGTATATATCTTTCTTAAAATCATCATTCACGACTCGTGGGTGTTCATCGCAGAAGGCTCTGAATAACTTAGCCATACCCTCTGCGTGTTGTGACTCATCACGTACAGACCACTCAACAACAGTACACATACCCGGCATCTTACCGTAACGTTGGTAGTTCAACAGCATAGCAAACGCTGAGAACAGGGACATACCCTCGTTGAGTACACTACGTGCAATAGCCATTGCTGTACCTTGATGCGAATGTACGTCTAATCCGGACATGAACTCCAGTTTTGCAGACATTTGCTCATACTCTAAAAACGCTGTGAACTCCTCTTCCGGAAGTCCGAGAGTGTCATTGAGTAAGGCGTATGCTCGTTGGTGGATGAACTCACGAGAAGCAAAGGCTGTGAGCATGGCTC